CCTGAAGCGTCAAATGCCGCGTGTTCCGGAAGGACGCCATTCTGCTCGCACTTATCTTGGAACTGCCGGACGATTTGCTCGGAACGGGTCTGCTTCTTATTGGTCACATCGTCCTGGAGCAACTCATAGTCCGTGAACATCAAGGTCGTGATGCCTTCCCTGGAGATCCCATAGAGCCCGTGGTAGAGCACCGATCGATCGCCCCCGTTAGTAAAGGATGGGTCAAGAGCGGCTACCCGTGTCGGCTCTTCAAGCCATATTGCGCCCTGATCGGCTTGAGCCGAGACGATCTCAGCCTCGCTATAGATATTGTCCTCGTCGCCCATTGGTGCCCAGTAACCACGGAACATTCGGTAGTAGGCTAGAGAGTTCTCACCGAAGCTGGCCTTGGCCTCATCAATCTTTGCTCGTGTGACAATCCAGGGGTAGATGAGCTTGTTGGCAATGACGTTCGGAGACTTCTCGCCGTCAAATCGTATGCACAGACCTCGCTCAGTCTCCCACTCGTCTTCAAGAGGGGAGATTGATTGCCAGCCGTTCTTCGGCTTGGAGAGAATACCGAACGCGTCAAAACGACTTGCAGGGTTGCCAATGCCGATGAACTGAAATTCAGGGTTGAGTGAAAGATTGGATGCAGACGCCTCAAGAATGGATTCCGAGAGTTCGGGCATTTCGTCGGCGATCACAATCACTCTCTTATTTTTGAATCCGATCAGCTTACCGACCGCCTCTTTTTCTTTCTTCTTTTCAGCGGCGATCAGCGTGATGCCACATTTGTCAGACGTGCCTCCTGTACCATCGTCGAAACGGATGAGTCCCATCGAATCGACGAGCTTGCCGGGGAGTTGAGGTGCGGCTTGCCAATAGTCTCGGATAGAACCCCAGATGCGCTTGCGGGAATCTTTGAGCGTTGTCGAAGTCACTAAGACCATCGTGTCATAAGGTGCTACGATGAAGTTCACAATCGCCCAGATAGCATAAGCGTCGGTTTTTCCTGAACTCGCGCAGCCCGCCACAGCGAGGTATTGATTCTCGCAAGCGGCTTGTATCATGCGCTCTGCCCAGGGATGCCAAATGAAAGGCTTCGGACTATCCTCTGGCCAGAGAGCGCGAACAATCCGCTTGAAATGAAAGAGCTTACTTTCCCCACCTTTTTCGAGGGCGACGGGATTTCGGAACGAGTAAATCTCTCGGTTGAACTGGTCGATTTTTTTATTCCACCAACGCCCGTACTGGAATTCTTGATCCGTGATTTCGACGATACGGCCATCCGCAGTCTTCACTTTGCCGCGCACCGGAACACTCATTTTTTTATTCCACTTTGGTGCAAAAGCGGTGCAGAGTTTTCTACTTTTCCAATCCTACAGAGAAAAAGTGGAGGTTCGTACTGGAGTCGAATCAAGGGGTATGCCATACCACTTCCATTGTTGTGCATGAGGGTATATTTCACCTTTACAGAGAAAAAGTCAATCAAATTCGTCGTACCATACTACAAAAGTGTGTAGGTATATACCACCTTTTCATTTGACAAGTGGTGCAAAGCGGTGCAGCTTTTGGCCTCCTAGAACTCATTATGGCCACTAAAAAACTCAAGATTGTCGAATATCCTTTTGTCCACAAAACAAAATTCGGCAACGTAAAAATCAACAAAGGGGGAACTCCCGAAGCCCCCCGATTCATCGTCGCATGGAAGTCTTCCGCAGGTAGGCAAAGGAGATTTTTCTCGGACGAGGTTCAAGCTCACCTACGGGCCGAAGAATTGATTGATGACCTAGAAGGTGGAGTAGCGTACCGCCGTGAAATCACCGCCGAAAGAGCGATGGACATTGCGCTATGTGAGAAATTACTGGAGCCCTACAAAGCAACCCTTCTCGAAGCAGTGAACTTCTACGTGGCGGGTCAGGTTAAGAAAACTAGTCTGCAAGTCATGGCGGCTGATGCAGTAGTCGAATACCTCAAGAAGTTTCCCGATCAAGAGTCCCGGCACTACAAGACTGCGAAATCGCACCTCACCAAGTTCGGGCGTCATTTCCAAAAAACGCTTGATAAAATAGTGATAGCCGAACTAGACGAGTATTTCACGTCCATCTCAAAAGTAGGTAAAACCCAAAATGGACACTTGGGGTATGCCAAGACATTTTTCAAATGGGCTCAAGAATATCGCCATTACCTTCCCGATGGGAAAATGGAGATTGATAAGCTCAGGGCATACCCCGAGAAGAAAAAGAGGCCAGACCTCTACGAGCCAGAAGACCTGGAGAAGTTGATGCTCGCCACTCCTAATGAAATGATTCCCTACATGGCAATCGGAGCCTTTGCGGGAGTTCGCAGTGCCGAGCTCTGCCGTCTCAAATGGTCGGATATGCGCTATGATGCGAAGCGTATCTGGCTGGGTCCGGAGATTACCAAGACTGGATCTGGCCGATTGCCAATCATCCATGACAATTTGGCAAAGTGGCTTTCTGCCTATAAAGGCGACAGAACTGGAAATATTTGCCCGCACATCGAGAAAGATGTCCACCATTACACCCGCGACATAGCGCAAAAAGCAGGGCTTAAATGGAAGAAGAATGCGCTGAGGAAAGGATATATCTCCTCCCGTATGGCTCAGCCCGACGCCAGCGTGGGGGCAGTCGCCGAAATTTGTGGGAATAGTCCTGAGGTGATCAAGAGCAATTACCAAGGTCTAGTTTTGCCAGAGTACGCAGAGAAGTGGTTCAGTATCATACCCTTAGAGGTAAACGGATAAGCATATTGCTTACAAGATATTGTTTGCATATACCACGAACTTGCATTACTTCTATTGCATAGGCATAAAGCCTACCTAAAACAAACACGTATACGACCATGCCAAATAAAGTAGCCGATCACCGCCGCAGGGTGGTGTACATAGAAGAAAAAGAAAACTGGGATCTCCTTGTCGAGATCGCTAAGAAGAACGGGATCTCCCCTGCTCAGATCATCCGCCTATCTGTAGGCCAGATGTGCGATAAGCTCCGAGAGTTCCCAAACACATCATTCATTCAACCCATCTTTAAATAGATGGTTTCCTCCTAGGTATCATAAACCAAATTCATGAGACGCACCTCTGCCATCGTATTAGAAGCCGCACATAGCTTTAGGGTTACATCTCTGCCCAATGGTAGAGTGCGTATAGAACTAGAGGACGTTGATACCAAAGACCTGGAGCCGTCTGCACCTAGTACCGTCTATGATAAGGCAGGGGTGGCGAGACGACTCGGGGTGGGGAAGAGAAGCATCGACAACTATATCCGCCAGACCCGTAACCCTCTCCCCTACTCAATCGCCATGGGTAGAGCTCGGTTCTTAGAATCAGACGTGATCGACTGGATCGTGAAAGGTCAGTCCCCCGCAGCGAAACGAGTCAGAGCCCGACTAGGAGCATGAAAGCAATCCTCGCTCTCGATCTAGCTACGCAGACTGGTTGGGCTTACAGCTCTGCCGGACTTGTCACGTCTGGAAGCGAAGGGTTCATGCCTCGGAAGAATGAAGGTAAGGGTCAACGCTTTCTCAAGTTCCGCTCTTGGCTCCGCGACCAGATTGAGATTGTAAAGCCGGAGCTAGTGGTTTTTGAGGAGGTCATGCGCTGGTCTAGCGGTGCTGCGGCTAAGTGCTACTGCGGACTGCTTGCGATCATGATGACGGAGTGCGAGGCGAAAGAAATCCGTTATGAAGGAGTCCACGTCGGCACAATCAAGAAATCCGCCACGAAGAATGGTAGTGCGACCAAGGAGCAGATGATCCAGGCTGCAAGGGCGCGGGGTTACAAACCCCAGGACGATAATGAAGCTGATGCAATCCACATCCTCCATTTTTTTTTAGATCAGGTATAATAAACCACAACCCGAAAGCACATGAGCAGACTAGAACGAAACTGGAAAATGGCCAACGCCGCATCACCGAACGTAACTCCGCCGCCGAGCAAAGCGTACCTCGATAACTACGACTCAATTTTCCGCAGTAAAACCAAAACCCAAAAAAACCAAAATGCACAACGACCAGTACAAGCTCGGTCAAGACGAAATGCGTGAGCGACTCTGTGCGCTCATAGCTCATCACATGGAAGTCGCAGGGCGGCACCATGGCAAAGATTCGGATTCCTACCTCCGATACCACAACCTCCTAGAAGACATCAGAATTGATCAAGAAAATGACGAACTCCGATCAGCCTAAGGGCATCCTGGACGAAGCTCTGGAGTGTACCTCCGGGGATCGTCGTCGTGACTACGACCACGCAAGACCGAACCATGAGCGCATTGCTACCTTGTGGAACTCCTACATAGCCATCCGGAAGAAACCCTCAGAGTTTCTATCGGCGGCTGATGTAGCGGCAATGATGATCCTGCTCAAGCTGGCTCGTCAAGCCCACTCCCCGAAACGTGATAATTGCACGGACATCGCCGGTTACGCCAGGTGCCTGTCACAAATAGAAGGTTTTGAGCCGTGACTTGTGCCAAGAAAGTCGTCCGCTGCGTAATCATCTCCCCCAGTGGGCGTGCCTACGAGGGGGAGAACTGGTGTGCTGAACCTCAAGAGGTCTGTCCTCGTGAGGCAGGGGAGGGCTATGAGAAATGCCAGTCGGTCTGTAAGCAATCAAATCATGCGGAGATTAATGCGCTAATCGCCGCAGGAACTGAGGCTAATGGTGCGACTGCCTTCCTGCACGGACATCACCACTACTGCAAAGCGTGCCAGTTAGCTTTGTTCTCAGCAGGCATAAAATCACTAGCCTACCCTATAGGATGAACTCCGATAACGTAAAAGGTTATTCTAAATACGGCTCCTTGAAACGAGGCAACTACAACAAAGACAAGACCCAAAGGTTTTGGGGTTACTACTTCGGGAGAGGGCTGTGGATGGACATAGATCGCTTCAACCGCTCGACAGCTCAATTCTACAAATATCAAACTGCATGACAAATAACTCAATAAACTGAGTGAAACATTAAACCTATGACAAATAACTCAACCGATACGCTTCCATCACGACGATACATTTGCGTTGGTTGTGGCGGTAAAGGAAGGAGAGCCAATAAGCCAGAGCAAAGGCTACAAGAACCTATCTGCCCAAGGTGCAAAGCGAACTGCGCTGATCTTGACCGACTTATGGAATGGCAAGCCGCTTGCTTAGAAAGAAACCCTAAAAATCCATTATTCATAAAATGACCCAATCCAACACACCACGCACTCCCGAAGAACTCCTCGAAAGCATGACGGGAATGTTCCTACCTCCCTCCGCTATGGGAGAAGTCAATGGCCTTAAAGTCTTATGCTTGCAAAGGGAAAATGCGGCATTAAAGGCCGAAGTCGAGAGGCTTTCTAAACTAATGGAAGACTGCCTAAACGTCATCCGTGTTTATTGCCCGACTTATTACAATGACGCAATGGAGCGTTTTAACATCGCAACCAAATGAAACCAACCGACACACCATGCCCTCACCCTTCAATCGTGCAGCTTGATCAGGGAGATAAAATCACCACGCAATGCACAAAGTGCGGCAAGAAGA